CCTTCAAAATTAATTGTACCAGTCATGTGTACATCTTTAAAAGCTTTAGCATTAGAACCAATATCTACATCATTTGTTGTTGTTGGTGCTAATAGACCACTAGTACCAATTTCAACAGTTCCATTAGCTAAAATTCTCATCCTTTCTGTTAATGAGGTTGCTCCATCAGCAGTTGTTGAAAATACTAATTCACCAGGCATATCATTGTCTCCAGGAGTACCATCAACTCTAGCAAATATACTTGCTGCAGGATCAAAATTTGTTCCATCTGACCCTTTAAAATTTATTTCACCTAAAACATCATTGGCTTGAACAACAGTATGAGAATCTTGAGTTCCATTTCTAGTTTTAGCAAATTCAATTGCTAAACCTGTAGCATCTGCTCCTACTTTTTGAAGGTTAAAATTACCATCTGTATATGTAGTTACAACATCAGTATTATCACCATTAAATTCTACATCACTATTAATTATTAATTTACCAGTACCATGGGCATCAATAGTAATATTACCATTTGCACCATCTGTAATTGTAATTGTTCCTGTGGTAGAATTACCAGTTTGTAAAACTAAATCATTATCACCATTTGATGATAATGTTGCTGCTGTGGTCCCTCCTGGTCCAATGGTTGTAGTAGCACCGGTCAGAACAGCACCACCACCACCTGTTGAATAAGCATTACCACCTGCATCTACTAATGTCCCCAATACTTTCGTAGTTGCTCCACTTGTTCCAAGTGTAGATAAATTAGGTAAGTCTCCTATATCATCTTCACTTGTGCCTGAACCTATACCAGATAATGCATCTATTAAAATAGTAGTAGTAGTATCATTATTTTCTTCTACTATTTTTATTTTATTATTAACTTCCTCAACAGCACTACTTTCTACAGTAAGTGATATATTTCTTAGTCGTTCATCAATAATATTATTATTTTTAAACATTAGCTCATTTGTTTTAGATGATAAAACATTATTAGTTTCACGTTTAATTAAATCTGTTTGATCATCTATTTTTTTTTTTAACATTTCATGATCAGTAACAATTTTATTTAAAGTTATTGATAATTCATTGGGTATTTCAATTGTTTGTTCAACACTTTCTTTTTTAGTGAAAATATTCATTTTCTCTAAACTTGTTGAATTGTTTGTTTTACCTGAATTGCTTTTTTCCATACCTATTTTATAATATAAAATAATATTTTAATTATTAAATAAATAAGTTATTATTTAAATATACTTTATAATTATTATTATGAGCATATATCTAGTATAATATTTTTATAAAATATTTTTAATAGCACGAAAATAATTTATTTATTTTATGTGAAATATTGCGTCTGAAATATTGTGTGAGCAATATTGTGTGAAATATTGTGTGAAATATTGTGTGAAATATTGTCTGCAATATTTTTGTATTTATTTCATTATGTGATTTTATATAAAATATCATATTTTATATAAAAATTATTATAAAAGTAAAATTAATTATTATGCTTATGCTGCAGTTACTGTAAATGTAGCATTGACTGCACCACTTCCAGTTGTAACTGGTTTAAATCCAAAACTTACTTTATTACCTCCTGTACCACAGAAAACTAAATAGGAACCAACATTAGTTTGGTTATCGGTTGCAGTAGTTGCAATGGTTATAGTATTAGTTGTAGCTCCAAAAGCGACAGTACCAGTACCAGCACCATTAGCAACTGTTGCTTCAGGTGCAATGTATGGACCAGATGACCCAGATGTAGGTAAAGCAGCTCTTAAAGGAAGACTCTCTGCGTTAAATGTTTGAGCACTATTTAAAGTAAAAACTATGTTCGACCCCCCATCAGCTGCAGCAGCAAAACGGAATGCACATACGTCACCTGCAGTTAAAGCAGGAACAGTAATGGCGGCAGCAGCACCACCATCATATAAACTATTAGATAATTTACCTGCAGTTAATGTAAAACCAGTATCAGTTTCAGCATCAGTTTTTTCTTCAATAGTCATTCCTCTGATATCACCAGTAGCTAATCTATGGTATCCGGTCATTTGTCCACCAAATGTTGCTGTTGTGGTAACACCAAGTGTACCTAATACTGCACCAGTTGTAAATGTAGATGCAGAAGCAACAGTAATAGCACCATCAAAAGTTGCTGCTTCATCCACATTCAATGCACCAGCAACAGTTAAAGTAGATCCAACAGTACCAATGTTAACAATATCAGCATGGCTCCCTGCAGCTTCGGCAAGACCAGTAAGAGCATCGACAAGGACTGAGTCCATTAATTCAAGGTCGCCTATTTCGCGGGCATTTACTTCGGTAGAATCACTCATTATACTATTACCTAATAAAAAAATTTTTATAAATGAATAATATTTGCTAAATAAATTATTTATTTACTTATTTGAATTTACAGGACGTAAAAACAATTCTTCATTTTTTATATCTTCTAAATAATCTGTTGCTAAAAATGGATTCATACTAATTTGTTTTATTAATTCACGTTCATTTATTTTAGAATTGCTAAATTCTTTTTTATTTTTTCCGAAATTAAATTCATCACTTTCCATTAAGACTAAATTAGTCACATCATTTTTTATACATTTTTTTTTATCCGTTTTTAAAGATTTATCATATGTTTCATTTATAGAAGGACTCCATTTTAAATATATATAGGATCTATCACTCATTAGTATATTATAACTTATTTATTTTTAATTGTTTACCCATTTTAAAACGATTACTATCAATTTCACCTCGTTTTATATTACATTCTAAACAACAGATAACTACATTTTCACAATTATGTCCTAAATGATTCTTTATTCTATCTAAAGTCCACTGTTTTTTATTTAAAACTTCTTTATATATTAAATTACATTCAGACCGACAATAATAGCATAATAGCTTTGATTCAACGAATAACTCTAATACATAGTCCAATGTAACAAACAAGGTTTCATCTAAAAGTTTTTTATCAATATCCTGACGATAATATCCCTTTATTTTTTTCCCAATTTCTTTTTTAAAAAACTCTATACTCGTATCATTTAAAAAGGCTTGTTCTAAATATAAACAATTCACTATTTCTAATTGTTTTTTATATGTAAAATAAATATCGTCTATTTTCCATTTCAAACTGTCTTTACGTGTGGGATTTATATCTTTATTTATTTTATCAATATTTCGTTTTCCTTTTATCTCAATTTTTTTCATCTATAATTTATATAATAATGTATTAAAATTAGTTAAAACTAAACCATTTAAATATATATATGAATAATAATATTAATCAAATTCTAGAAATAGAAAAGCTAAACAATGAAAAAGAACCATGGTTGAAATTAAATAAAACGGTAAAAATCGATAAATTTAAAGACTATGTAGATAAATATAGTCTTGAAAATAATTTAATTGATGATGAAAAAGAGGCTTTATTATCATTTTTATGTTCTTGTTTGGATAAAAAAAAATTATTAAAATCAAAAGAAGTAAACTATGATAAAGAAATTGGAAATATTGATTCCATTCCTACATTAACTTCTATAAATAAAAAATTTACTTTAAAACGATGTGAAAAAAGACCGTCTACATTGAAATCCTTACCACCTACTAATAAAAAAAATGCGAAAACTATAAAAATAGTCAAAAATAGATTAGATAGTAAAGATAATAAAATTGATTAATTTAAATACATTAGATTATACTTATATAATACAATGTATAATGATATATTATTTAAAGATTTGCATAATTTGCGAAATATTATTAATGATTTCACACTAAGAGAGCCGATAAATGACGAAGAAAAAGAAGATATTCAAGAAACCATGAATGAATTAATGCATATATATATAGAAGAAAATATTGATTTAATGAGTAATCCTCATTTTGAATCTTACTTAGAAGAATACGTTATAGAAAATGTAGAACATTTCATCATTTATAGTGATTTATTCGATGATACAACTATTGATGAAATAATCAAACCTATATTAGAAGATATATATAAATTAGCTTATACTATTTATTTTAAATCCATTCTACCAAAACGCTCTTGTGGACCCACATTTATTCGTAATCATTCTATAAATATAGAAAAAATGAGAAATAAAATAAATTTAATAAAATCTAAGCCACAACCTGCCCAAAAAACAGACGAATGGTATACATTCCGTCATAATGTTTTAACTGCGAGTAATATTTGGAAAGCACTAAAAAGCGAAGCTACAAAAAATCAACTAATTTATGAAAAATGTCGACCGTTAAATACAGAAAAATATAATTCAGTAAACATGGATTCAACATTACATCATGGAAACAAATATGAAGATGTTTCGATAATGATATATGAAAATAAATACAATACAAAAATAGAAGATTTTGGATGTATTCAACATGATACTCATACTTTTATTGGTGCATCACCAGATGGTATAATTGTAGATGAAACATCACCATTATTTGGACGTATGTTGGAAATAAAAAATATAGTAAATAGAGAAATTAATGGAATTCCAAAAGAAGAATATTGGATTCAGATGCAAGTGCAAATGGAAACATGTGACCTAAATGAATGTGATTTCTTAGAAACACGTTTTTATGAATATGAAGACGAAGACGCTTTTAAAGATGATGGAACATTCACAACAAATGAAGATGGAAAATTAAAAGGAATGATGGTTTGTTTTATGATAGATAAATTTCCAAAATACGAATATGCTCCATTATATTTATCTAGAGAAGAAAATGAAAAATGGGTTGAAACTACTATGAATAAATACAATGATGGTACGTGGTTAAAGAATATATATTGGCGACTAGAAGAGTATAGTTGTGTATTGGTACTACGTAATAAAAAATGGTTTGATTCTGTAGTACCTAAAATAAAGGATTTGTGGACAATTATTGAAAAAGAGCGTATTGATGGTTATGATCATCGTAAACCAAAAAAAATGATTAAAAAGAAAGAAATAAAAGAAATTTCAACAAATAATACAACTATGAATAAATGCTTAATTGAAATAGATACTTCTGATTTAAATAATGATATTATTCCTGATAATAATTCTCAGGACAAAGTAAAGGATGAGAACCATAAAAATTTACTCTAACATCAGGAGATGAAAAAGGAATAATTGGTGGTTGTTTAGGTATTATTACTTTTTTATTATCGTAAAATGGACCACAAAATTCAGGGCGACTACATGTTCCATCGTTTGGATTAGCTAAATATTTACTATTTATATTATATTTATTATAATCCTCATACATCATTTGTGAATCAGTAACTCCCAATTCACCATTTTTTTTCTCAGGATAATATCCACTTAATAAATATTGAGTTTCAGAATCTGGGTATGTTCCTGGAGTTAAATTACTAAAATTTTCTATTTTAGGTACGATATATAAAAATAAGGGAGCACTAAATATAACCACTAGTAAAAAAATAAATAAAAATTTAATACTTTTCATAGATTTAAAATTCATTTTCATGTATATATTATAATTATATATTTTTTATAATTATAATTAAAAAAAAGATAAAAAAGATAAAAAAGATAAAAAAGATAAAAAATATGTATTCAATTTTTGAAAAATTATATAATATAATAACTCCGTATTTAGGTATTTTTTAATAAATTTTTAATAGATAATGCGATGTTATAGGCTAATTGTACAGGAACAGCATTTCCGATTTGAACACATCTTGAAGTATGAGAACCATAAAATGTATAATCATTAGGAAATCCTGTAATAGTTGCTGCTTCACGAACTGTAATTGAACGGTGTTCCCAAGGATGAATTGGAAAATTACTATGTCCTGGAACTAAAGTAGGTACTGGTATATTTCTATTTAAGCGTTGTGTATTTCCTCTTGAATAAAATGCGCTAATTTTTAATTCATCTGGTATATCATTCATCACATCTGCAATATTTTTCCCTTCAGGTATTAACTTAAATCTATCTACCGTTTTTTGATTATGGTTCATAGATTTGTTATCTACATCTATTGACGGATTATTTATACCCTCATAATCTATTAAATTTAAGGCATCGTTTAATGTATTATTTGTATCTTGTTCTGTTGGATAAACATACTCTTTTGTGATATCATTTCTAACGGCTACCATAATTATTCTTTTCCTGTTTGTATATCCACCATATTTATCTGTTTGTAAAATTTTCTCATAAAATCTATAACCCATTTCTGTATACATTTTCTTTATATCATCCAAAACACTATATTTATATTTATCAATATTTTTCAATAATTCAGCCATATTTTTTTTATTCACATTTATTTTTACATTTAATTCACTGTAATCTTGTCCATTTTTTCTTTTGCTAGATTTTTCTCCATTTAATGATTTATTAACATCACTTAATTCTGTATAATCTTGAAACGTTTTTATCGTTTCTTCGCAATTAATATATAACATCATATTTTTAATAGCAGTCACATTTTCAATTACACTTACTTTGGGTTTTAAAATATTAACAAGACGTAATTGGTGTTGATATAAATAATTTCTTGGGTCAAATGGATTTCTAACACCAGCTAAGGAAAATCCTTTGCATACAATTCCACCGAATAAAACATCAACCTTTTTATTTTCAATTTTCGATAATATCATATCTTCTGTTATATCTTCAATTGGACATAATAAACATTGTTCTTTATCTATAACATTATTTAATAATAAGGTTTCAATAGTATCTTTATCATTATCATTTACTAATAATGATTTAAATCCTGCATTTTTAAACCCTAAATGAGCTCCACCTGCACCAACAAAGGTTTCAATAATTGTAAGTTCGTTACCATCTTTATCACAGTCCTTATTATTTTCTATAATCATATCTGATTTTGATTTAGTCAAAGATTTTTTCTCTATTTTACTCATCGTATTAGTTGTATAATTATAATTTATTATTATTTAATTCAATTTTATTGAATAATAATTATTCTTTTTAAACTAATAATAACAACTATTTAAAATTTATAGCATATATTATTTATATAAATTATGTCGGATGAACAAGAAATGCGTGTATTAAAAAGAAATGGAACATATGAAGAAGTTGCCTTTGATAAAATTTTAAATCGTGTTAAAAAAGTAGGATCTGAAGTTAATCTGTCTATAAATTATTCTTTATTAATTATGAAAATTATCGATCAATTATATGATAAAATACCAACATCTAAAATTGATGAATTAACTGCGGAAGAATGTGCATCTAATTTAAAACATCCTGACTATGGAGTTTTAGCTAGCAGGTTAATTGTTTCAAATCATCATAAAAATACAAATGCAGATTTTTGTGAAAATATGAAACAATTATACGAGTATACAGATATTCATAATAATCATTATCCAATTATTAGTAAACAAACGATTGATATAATAACAAATCATAAAGATTTTTTCAATAATTTAATTGTAGATGATCGTGATTATTTAATAGATTATTTCGGATATAAAACATTAGAACGTGCTTATTTAATGAAAATAAATAAAAAAATAATTGAACGCCCTCAACATATGTGGTTACGTGTTTCTATTGGTATTCATGGAGAAAATTTAGATAAAATTAAAGAAACATATAATCTCATGTCTCAAAAATATTTTACTCATGCGACTCCTACCTTATTTAACGCTGGTACACCAAGACCACAATTAAGTTCCTGCTATTTATTAGCATTAGAAGAAGACTCTATTGATGGTATATATAGTACATTGCATGATTGTGCACAAATATCAAAATGGGCTGGGGGAATAGGTTTACATATACACAATATTAGAGCGACTGGTAGTCATATTCGTGGTACAAATGGTACATCTAATGGTATTGTACCTATGTTAAAAGTATTCAATACTACTGCGCGATATGTAGATCAAGGAGGCGGTCGTAGAAATGGGAGTTTTGCTATTTATTTAGAACCATGGCATAGTGATATAGAAGTATTTTTAGAAATGCGTAAAAATCACGGTGATGAAGAAATGAAAGCTCGTGATTTATTTTATGCCTTATGGGTATGTGATTTATTTATGGAAAAAATTAAAACAGATAGTATGTGGTCATTATTTTGCCCTGATGAATGTCCGGATTTACATAATACTTACGGTGAAGAATTTAAACAATTATATGAAAAATATGAATCGGAAAATAAATATAAAAAACAAATTAAAGCTCGTGATTTATGGTTTAAAATATTAGATAGTCAAATGGAAACAGGTACACCTTATTTGCTTTTTAAAGATGCAGCAAATCAAAAATCGAATCAGAAAAATTTAGGTACAATAAAATCAAGTAATTTGTGTACGGAAATAATTGAATATTCTGATGAAAATGAAACTGCTGTTTGTAATTTAGCTAGCATTTCATTGTCTAATTTTGTTAATAAAGAAACAAAAATATTTGATTATGATAAATTACACGAAATTACCAAAGTAGTTACTGAAAATTTGAATAAAATAATTGATGTGAATTATTATCCAACAAACAAAACAAAAAGGAGTAATTTACGTCATAGACCAATCGGCATAGGAGTACAAGGATTAGCTGATGCATTCGCATTAATGGATGTATCATATCATAGTGATGAAGCATTAGAAATAAATAAATTAATATTTGAAACTATGTATCACGGAGCTTTGGAAAAATCAAATGAAATAGCTATTGATCGATATGATTTAATTCAACATGCGAAAAAAAATAATCGTTATAATGAAAATGGTATATTATCATTATTAAACGAATATGAAATACAAATGGAAAATGAATTATGCTGTGGAGCATATAGTAGTTTTAAAGGTTCTCCTAGTTCAGAGGGAATATTACAATTTGATATGTGGAATGTAACTCCAAGTGATCGTTATGATTGGACAAAATTAAAAGAATCAATACAAACTTATGGAACACGTAATTCGTTACTACTAGCTCCAATGCCTACTGCTAGTACCAGTCAAATATTAGGGAATAATGAATGTTTTGAACCATTTACTAGTAATATATATACACGAAGAACTATAGCAGGTGAATTTATTGTGATTAATAAGCATTTAATTAAAGAATTAATTGAAATAAATAAATGGAATGATGAAATAAAAAATAATATTATTGCGAACAAAGGAAGTATACAGTATATAGATGGAATACCAGAAAAAATGAAGGATAAATACAAAATAGTATGGGAAATACCAATGAAGCATTTAATTAATATGTCTCGTGATCGTGGAGCATTTATATGCCAAAGTCAAAGTTTAAATTTATGGATGGAAGATCCTAATTACAATACATTGACTTCAATGCATTTTTATTCATGGAATCAAGGATTAAAAACAGGTATTTATTATTTACGTCGTAAACCTAAACATCAACCTCAACAATTTACCATTGAACCAGAAAAAAATGCGAACAATGCGAACAATGCGAACAATGCGAACAATGCGAACAATGCGAACAATACAAATCAAGAAGATGAAATATGTGAAATGTGTTCAGCATAAAAAAAAATATACAGACATATTCACAACATATACAAGACATATTCACAGCATATTTATAACCTAACTATGAGATCTTAAAATAGATCTAATTTCGCGATTCATTTTAGTAATTTCTATATTATATCTCATTTTCATAAAACATTTAAAACAGATTAAGACATCTACGATTGCATTATGTGTATTTTTTGGTTCTGTGTTAAAATAATGTTGATGTAATTCTGATAATCTTGGATATTTAAAATATTTTTCTCCTGCATCATTTACTTTTTCAATACAACATATATCAATACTATTTTTCATAGTACAATAATCGTCGATTTTTTTCATATGAATTTGTTTTTTATTACGAATGCCTTCTACCATAATCATACGTTTATCAAATGAAATATTATGTCCTATAATGATAGAACTTTTGTTTAAATTATTTATAAATTTTTCCAATGCAGCATCTATAGTGATACCTTTTTCTTTACATATTTTACGTGTTATTCCATGAATTTTTGTACTTTCTGGTGTAATAATAACATTTTCTGGTATATCAATATAATCATCAATGATTTCTATTGTATTTTCTTCCATATCATAAATAACATAACTTAATTGTATGATATGTGGCCACTCATTCGTATTATATATAGACGAATTTCTTTTTTCAGGAAGACCTGTTGTCTCTGTATCAAAAACCATTAATTTCATTCTTAAAATATTAACTATTTAATATTATGTTTATTTGTTATTTACTAATATAATATTAAATTTAATCAATTTTATTTATCTATCTATCTATCACTGTTGCAGCACTTACGTTTTTTATTATTTTGTTTTGATCTTTCTCAGTTTCTTCAACCGGAAGCATTAAATGATTCACTAATTTAACATATGCATCTTTTAAACCATCACTATCCATCCAACCTGGATGTGCATCTGTCCATTGATTAATAGCAATACGTTGTTTTTGAGCTATTTCATTAATAGATTGTTTAATTTTATCTTTTTGTTGATCTTTTTTCCATTTTTCTTCATCTTTAATATACAATACATCACGCTTAGTATCTGTACAATGAATAGGTCTTTTATTCACGTCCAAATTATTTAATCCTTTTATTAATATATCTGATATACTTTGAACTAAACCTTGTTCTTTTGTATTTTCTAAATCTTTTAATTGAATTTGTAAGGAATCTATAAAATCTTCTATATTAACCGCATCTTTACAATCTTCGTTTAAAAACACGGTTAAATTAAATTTATTATTTATTGTATTATTTGTTGTATTATTTGTTGTATTATTCCCCACTTTATTTACTAATTCAAAAATTTGCTTATTTTGTTCAATCATAATTTCTTTTAATTCTATATTTTCACTAATTAAATCTTTTAATTTAATATTCGATTTATCACTCGTATTTTCATGCAATTTA